AGACATGACGTTATCCTAGCACTTCCGCGACAGACGTGGGAAACCCAATGAAGGGCGGATCCCCTAGAATCATGTGCATCTCCTCGAAGATGAACGTCCACTCCACCGTGCTCGCCTTGCCCCCGCGGGTGTAGTCCGGGTGCTTTTTGACGTAGCCTACGGTGGTGCTGACAGAATCCATCCGATAAGTATCGGCCTGCTCGACGGTCACGGGCACGAACCCTTCCATGTAATCCTGCCCCGCAGTGATCTTGTTCAGGTAGGCATTCGTAGGCGACGTCTGTTGCAACTTGATCATAACCTGGCCGGACTTGTCCGCCGACAAGCTCACAACCATGTTTCCGTCAACGCCGACTTCGTGGCTCGCGTTGTCGACAAGGCGTTCGGCCTTGAAAGCGTCGTCACCTGCTGCGAAGTTCGTAACAGGAACGCCGTTGAGCGTCGTCAATTGCTTGCGCCAATCGTAGAATTTCATGGGTCATGCTCCTTATCGTTGGAAGATGATGGTTGGGGCGAGGTACTGGAGCGCTCCCGCTCCAACGATCGCAGTGGTGATGGCCGGCGCTTTGCGGGCAGCTCGATCAGCAGTCGATAGGCTCGTGATCGATTGAGCGTAGGAGTAATAGCCTGCCGGGACGAAATCGCCCTGGTTGAGCCCACCGAATCCTGGAAGTGTCCAGTAGCCAGGCGCGCACAGTCCATTCCTGACAGCCTTCTGGAAGGTTGCCTTCGGGGCATTGACCAGCAGCTGGGCTCCCTTGTCGGTGGCAGGCACCCGCTGACTCGTAAGCAGATTGATGTAGTCGACTTGGACGTTAGCGGCGAGCCAGTCGAGCGCAAGCCCCTCATCCTCGAAACGCCCGTTGACGCCAGCCCCACCGAAAGCCTGTCCTCGTTGGAGCATGTTCGCTGCCCCAAAGGTGGCATAGACGTTCCCGTTCCATCCCGGCGTACTGCCATCGGTCTTGCCGCAAATGCGCTCGAACTGCGCTTGCGTGAGGGTGGCGGCGCCGATGCCCGTGAACGACGCCATCAGCGACGTCTTGAGGCTATTCGGCTGGTCATACTGAGTGGTCATGTAGAAGGCCATCAGCGCCGCATGCGCCGTCGCGTGCGCATCGCTGGCGGCATCCGAGTAAATCCCCATGCTGCGCGTGTACGCCGCCACGTTGGCGAGGTAGAGCATGTTGGTTGGGGTCGCAGCCGGCGCGAGGCAATCAGCCTCTTGCGTGGCGAAGTAGAAACGACGCCCATTGGACTGGCACCATGCCGCCACCAGCAATTGATTGACAGCGGAGACATCTGAGACGCAGGCTACGCCATAGAAGCTCGGATTTACATCTGCGCATGCCGTGATGGCATCCGTATAGGTGGTATCTGCTTCAGCTTTCACCCCGACCATGAGAGACCCTGGGGTGAAGTCGTTTTGCCCGAAGTATGTTGCCGCAAACTGCAGCAAGACGGTGTCGCTCCCGAACGCTGCTGCTACCCCAGCATAACTGGTGAATGACTGTACGCGCCCAGCACCTGGAACGCTCGTCGCATGCGTCAGCACAAGGCCAGAGTTGAAGTTTGGGGCCGCCTGCGGCGTTGCCGTAAGAACCAACGTGATGGGAGCAATGTTGTTCAACGAGAGTGTGCTCATGGAGTTACCTCAATGTGGTGGACGTCGGGAGATGCCTGGCCTGGCGATTGGTAGCGGAGTTCGACCGAGGCGATGGGGCCGAAGGATTCGAGAAGGAATTGCTCGCGGTTTACGATGACGAACGTCATGTCGACGCTCCCGCGGTCTTCCCAGGTCGCGCTATTGACGAAGGCCCCGATGTCACGGGGGGCGCTGGAACCCTGGAGACCAATCCCCATTTGCTCCATTAGGGCCATCATGGAAGTCGATGATAAGATCGCATCGAGTCGGGCGGCCTTGTCAACAGCGGAAAGCCCGAACTTTGATAGCCCGGCCCCGTCTGCGGTGGGCGTGGCGTGCCGGAAGAATTGGATCGAAGCAGTGAACGCGTAGACGTTCTCGATGTCCTCGTAGACTTTCGTGCTGGCCGTAGCAGGGTCGTTCACGTAGGTCACGGATTGCGCGCCGAAGTCCGCCGTTGGCCCGGTCAGGATCTTGACTGTCGCGAACTCGGACATCTCGTTCCCAGCTGGGTATGGCTGCCCTGCGGGCCGAACGCTCCCAGCGGACATGCTGTATGAGGCCTGCACGAGTTTTCGCACAAAATGCGAGCATGCATCGACGAATGATGGCGGCGCATACGTCATGGCGTCGCCCCTTGGAACAGGCGCTGCGCGAGCGCGCGAATCATCCCGTGCTTGTCGAATGCCTGGACGTGCAGGACGCGATACTTATTGCCAGCGTCGTCAACCAAGATGTCAGGCAGGGACGCTTGTCCATCGCCCGGACTCAGGTCAGCATACGCCGTAAAGAACGCCTGCACGTCTGACATGCGCGTTCCTTCCGGCAGATACTGGGCATCCTTGGTTGCCGCAGGCTGGATGATTCCAGGAATATCAGTCGTGTCGACGTAAGTTGTCGTGGCGATCCCGTAGTTTGCGAGCGTCGTTGCAGGCCGTCTTCTCGTAAACGTGGTCCCGCCCAAATCAGGATCGGACACGAGATCGGAGACATCGACGCGCATCAGATATGCCTCGCATAGGCTGACTTGGCGCCCTCGACGATATACGAAATGCTCTGTCTGAGAGACCCAGTATCGATAAGCGGACGAGTTGATCCCTTGCGATTTACGGTATCAGCAGTGAGGGGCATGAATTCTATTTCTACGAATCCACGTTTCACCTCTCCGGCCGCCACGGCTCCGAGCTTGTCGACTGCTTGCTCGATCGTCATCTTGCCGAGCAGAACCCTGCGTAGGCTGTCTACGTTGACCGCGTTGAGTTTCGGTATGGCCCTATGGATACCCTCGCGGAGGAATGGCCGCTCGGGAATGTTGTGCTCTGGACTGCCGAATTCGTGTACGGCGGCAATCATAGCCAGCGTAAGACCAGCGTCTTCTTGCGTGACATTGACTTTGCTAGCCTTGAACTTCCGTGAGGCCCCTACGGGGATCCCGACAAGAACGCTCATGTTAGCTGCGTCCATTTGCTTCATCAGTGCCTTGAGGCCGGGTAAATCCCCGCCCTTAATGGATGTGGGCACCGTGCCCTCCTAGGCTGAAAGAACTTGTGATCTGCATGCCGATCAAGCCCGCGGCCTTGGAGGACGCGGATTCGCCAGCCATCTGCGTCTGCATCTTCACTCCCACCGCACCGGAAGCCCCAGGCGTTCTAGCCGCTAGTCTATGTTTCTTCCTCCGTTTCATTGCCCCGCTCCAACTGTTCCGCCAAGCCCGACCATGTCGCGGAGTTCGCAGTATCGTCGTCCGTAGTCGGTACCCAGGAGGGCGTCTCCCGCCTGCTTGTTCAGCAGCTCAGAATCGAACGATGCCCCCACGGGGCCGACGTGCTTCTCGGTCGTGGCGCCATTGTCGGGATGGGCGAGCCCGCGAGCCTTGCGCCGTTTGCTCGCCTGGATTCTATCCGCCACATACATGGCGAGTCCCTCTGAGTAGTACCCAGCGGATGTCCAGAGCGAAACGTTGAACAACGGATCGGCTGCATCCAAGAACTTCTGGATGTAGCCGTCCGTCAACGACGCGTCCCCGGACAGGTTGAAGTCACCATCCGGGAAACACGCTCTGAATTCAGTGGGCGTCACGGGCCTTCTGTTGGTTACGCGTCGGCCGACAGCACTTTGTCCCGGTAGACGAGCGACGCCGGGTAGCGCAGCTCGAATCCGGCATAGCGATAATGGCCGGGAATCACAACCTCAAGGAGCCGCAACTGCGGAGCCAGGAAGGTCAGGGGTTGTGGAACGTGCATCACGCAACGATCGGGATCCTTCTTGTAGAAGATGACCCGACTCTTTCCGCTGTAGCTGCCAGCGCCGGTGAGGACGCCTGCGGTCTCGAGCCCAGGCACGCCAACAAAGTTGACGTCGATCTTCTTCTGCAAGGAGGCGAGGTTATTGGCCTTCAGAAATGCGAGGATTGTCATGTTCGTCGGAAGGACCACGCCGCCGCCGATGTCGCCGCATACCAGGCGAGTCCCGAGTGCCTGCAAAGCATCGATTGGCATCGCAACCGTATCCGGGAAATCGTTGGTGCCTGTCTGCTTGTAGATAGTCGTGATGCCTTCATTGACGTCGGCCAGGATGTCCATGGGGCTAGTATTGGTATCGTCCCATGCGCCAGTCGCGGCCGGCTTCGGCACGACAAGATCTTGGGGAACAGTTGACAAACCGTAGAAGTTGTCCTCGCCGAAGAGGGCAACTTCGTTCAGGTGCAGGTTCGCTCCGTCGACTGCCGCTGACATAAGAACGTCGGGAAGCGCCCGCTTGGTCTGCTGACTCGCGATCAGTTCCTGCACGGAATATCCATACTGGAGCCCGCCGCCTTCGACCTGGATTTGCTTGCGGCCGTATCGGACACCTACCTTGGGGAGATCGCTCGCGTTGGCCGCGAGGCGCTTTCCACGGCCAGTGCGTTCGAAGGTCTGGTATTCGACCGTCTCAGCCCAAGGAGGGGCCTCGTAGGAGACTGGCACAAGATCCTTCCAGAGTGGGGGGATCTTCTGCTTCTCGTACATTCTGGACTCGGTGAAGGCGAGCTCCGAGATCATGAACGCGACCGGATCCGTCGAGTCGGTTGCCCTCTTGATCTCTTCGAGCGGCCACATCGCAGGGGCCTGGTGTCGAATCGAACGATTCAGAAACTCGAATCGCTCGTAGGGGACCATGCGTTCGACCTTGCGGCCGGCGTCGTTGACCAGGACTACCGCCATGTCGAAAACACGGCCAGATTTGCTGTCTTTGACTTGTTGTCGTCGGATGAACATATTGATTTGCCTTTCCTTCGTTCGTCCGGTTACGACGTGGTGACCGGGGTTCCGCGATCGGAGATCTTGATGATGCCGACTTCGCCGGCCTTATTTGACCTGTCCCAGGTGGCTCCGGTGCAGACGAGACGGCCGACGCCAGCGCCGCCGTTCTTGAGGCCCGCGAGCTGCCCGTTTTGAGCCGCGATGGCCAGCACTTGCTCGCCCTCAGTGACGTCTTCGCATGGAATCGCGAAGCGCCGCCCGATACGGACGATAGAGAGGCTATGCTTGGATGGGAACCCAACAAGCATCGTCCTCGGATCGGCAGAAGCGACGATCGGGAGCCGGCTCGTGATCCCAGCCACTACCGCAGTCGTGTCGGTGGTCTCGATCGGCGAGACGCATAGCTTTCCTGTCGCGTTCACGCCGCTGCCCAATTTGCAGGCAACGCCGAAATCGAGCATGCCGGCAGTGTTGATCCCACCGGTCGTTGCCTCATTGTAGACGGTGTCGAGAATCTGCGGTCCTGCATCGGCGGCGTCGCCGGCCAGACCTTCTCGAAACAACCTTCCGCCCGTGGTAGCAAGAATGTCAAAACTATCGCTCATGTGATTCCTCTTTCTCGATGGTTAGCGCATTGCGCCTACGCAAATGTCTGGGCGGTTGGCCAAATCGACGATCTCAATCTGACCTGTTGATCCACCCCCAGAAGAACTGACGGTTGAACCGAAAACACCAGCCAGGGCGGCATCCTGAGCGGCGAGTTGTTGCTGACGTGGCATCGCAAGCAATACCGCGAATGCCGTGTTGATCTGAGCATCCGTGGCCTTCTCGGCGCCGGCATCGCCGACGATCTTGTCAACGATGAGTTTGCTCGTAGAGTCAGAGCACGCTGCAGTCACGGCGGCGCGACGGATACTCGCGTTGCTCCCCTTTAGCTTCACATCTGGCGCGAGCTTCTTGGCATCGGCCACGACGACAGATCGCTCTGCCACCAGAGCGTCGATATCCACGCCCTGGGCGGCCTTTAGCTCATCGCCGAGCCTCTTGATCTCGGCATCCTTGGCGCCAATGGCTTTGCCGGCTTCGGCCAGCTTGGTATCGGACGCGCTTAGCCTTGCCTTGCTGTCCTTCACGTAGCCGGCAAAGTCGCCCACGACCTTGTCGCGGTCCCCCAGGATCCTCTTGAACGCTGCTTCGATGGACTCTGCCGCGAGTTCGTCAATTTCGAATCGCGGCAGTCCATCCACTGCTAGTTTTCTTGGTGCCATGTTTCGTGTCCTTTCGTGATCTTTGATTCGGCAGATGGTGCCTGCTCTGGGCGAGTCCAACGATTGGTCTAGGATCGCGAGATGGTCGCCAAGAATGTTTCGTTGAAATCCGTCATGGGGCTGGCCGTCAGGCGCGGTCCCTGGAGTCATGTCTAAATCAAAGCTGTATCCGCAGCTCAGATAAGCATCTCCACTCATCACTCGGTCGACTTCCGTGGCGTCCATGACCCACGTGATCCCGCCGAGGAGCCCGCCGTCTAGCCTCGCGATGTCGCGAATATTGCCCTTGGCGAGTTCTTTCCAGTGAGCGCTGTCAACGCCTGCCTCTGGATGCCGATGGGTTATAGGCTTGTTTTCGAAGCTCCTGATCGTATCGGGTCGAAATACTTCTTCCGGCGTCCGCATCAGTCGAACTGGCGCGTTGACATCGCCGTCGAGCCCAAGCTCGCCCCGCGTGTAGACCTGAATCCCGCAACGTCCAATCACAGCAGGAGCGACGAGATATCCCTCGTGGGTCTTTTGGCGCTGAGAAAGCGTCACTTTGTCGCGGGCGTTGCAGCGAATTGCCATCCCTGTCACTCCTCCTGATTCTCCCGCCAATGGATCGCACGAATCTGCGGCAACGAATACCCTTCGGCGTATCCACAGTCCTGCCCGAATTTGTTGATGTGCTTGGCCAGCGAAAAAGCGGCGTCGCGATAGGCATCCTTCGCGCTCCGATGATGTTCTGCCGCACTATCGTCGTTCCCAACGGCCCGATGGGCATCGGCCGCCAGTTCATGCGTCTGTCCGCGTTCGAAATGCGTCTTCGCGGCCTCGCCATCCGTTCCCGCTTGGGTGGATATCTCGGCGCGCGCGATGAGGGTATGGAGATGCGCTTCTAGCCCTTCAAGTTCCTGAAGTTCGATTTCCTCGGAATCGTCATCGGGCATCTCTTCGCTCGGCATCGCCCCCATGGCGTCCGCGATCACACGAGCGTCTTGATTTCCATCGGCAGCGAGTTCGCGATAAATCGATTGATTGGTCATGCGGCGATCTCCTCTTCGTTTCGTTGCTCGCCGAACGCGAGTTCGGCCATGTCGACGATTGGCAGCGCGACACACCGGCAGTTATGCGTTACAATCCCGTTAGTGACGTACCACCCACCCTCCGTTTGGAGGTTGAACACATGACCCGTAAAACAGACCCTGCTCGTCTTGACCACGCGGCTCGCTTGATGGGCGAAGGGAAGACCCTCGTAGAGGCGAGCGCCACCGTCGGAGTCAGCGAGGATTGTCTTTCCCGAAGACTGCGCGAGATCGGCGTGGCTACGGACAGACGGCACGGGCGCCCTGCGAACAACCGCGCGGATCTCGATGTCGCGGCTATCGTTGCCGAGTACCTCGGCGGGACAAGCGAACTCGCGGTTGCCAACAAGTTCAGAGTCGATCGGAGCGCAATCAGACGACGTCTGCTCGAAGCTGGAGTCGAGATCAGGACCGGAAGCCAAGCAAACCTGTTGCGAATGAATCGCCTTGGTCCAGATGGACGCAAGAAACTCTCCGAAGCTGCACATGAGGCCGTGCGAGGCACGAAGCACACGGCGGAGCAACAGGAGCGCCGAGCTAGGGCGCGTTCCCGCATCATCGGCCATGGGGAGCGCGAATTGCTTGCCGCCGTGGCTGGCACCAATGGCGTCGAAGCTCAAAAGCCCTGCGGAAAGTACAACATCGACGTCGCCGTCGGAACCGTCGCCGTGGAAATCTGCGGCGCTAAGACAGAGCGACTTCGTAACCCCATTTTCCTGCGCCGCTGCGAATACCTGCGCGATTGTGGTTACTCCATCGTGCTGGTCTTTTTCAGCACGACAGAGAACTTTGTCGGCAACCTCGATCACGTGGTCGCCCGCGTGAAGCGAACCAATGGTTTGCCACCCTCGTGGCGTAAGCACTGGGTGGTTCGGTGTGGCGCGGAGCGATTTGCCAGAGGACGTAACGACCTCGGTCAGGTCACCGCTGTAGCAACGCCGGTACGCTTTTTCCACTGCGTGAGCGAACTGGATCTCTGAGTCGCCAGGAAAGCAGTTGATGGCCATCCCTGGATGCACTTTTTCGCCGTCCACCTCGGGAGGGTCGCTCCAATCGCAGGTCTGGCCTTCCATGTCCGCGTGGCTCGGGCGCACGCGCTCGTCCTGTGACGTCGACCATTCATAACGTTCGATCCCGACCTGCCGTTGGCGTTCCTGGTTGAACGCAGAATTCATCTTCGCGGTCTGGTCACGGGCGATGAGCTTGGCTCGGTTCTCGGTGATATCGCCATCGCGTTGAATCTGGTCGACGAGCGATTCCCAGCGCAATCCCTGGGTCCAACCTGACGTCACGGTCTCGGTCACGCGGTCCAAATACTTCTCTGGTATGGATTTGATGAGCGCGATGTTGTCCGATGTCGCCGAGCGCATCGATTGCAGCAAGGGACCGTTGGCATGCAGGATGCGCGAGACATCGACCCCGATAGCTTCCTTGATGGAGCGCCCGAGGCGTTCGTCAACGCTGTCCCGATTCGCCTCAACCGCGAGGCCGACCAGGCGTTTTACCCAAACGTCTAGGTTTCCGAGCTTTGCAGCTGCACGTTTGAGGGCGGCGGTAATACCAGCCCCGATAGTATCGTGAACGAGAACCGAATCGGCCGCGGGCGGACGACTCCAGTGCGCTTCGATGTCAGGCAGGACAGACTCGACGGATGCCTTGCATCTGGAAACGAGCTGGAGCAGCCCTGCCCTATACTGCATTTCGGCTTTATGGTTCGGCCGAATCGGGCGCAGGCGCCTTGTCGGGCGCGCGTTACCATGGCGGCGTCGGTGGCCGCGCGCCCCAGCTGCGAGTAATGCTATGTGAAGTCCCACTTCCGACATAGTGCCAAATTGTCACATCAGACGAAATGGCTTTGCCTACTTGGCATAGCGAAAGTTGACAATTTGTCACAGAGAATTTGTTGCTAATCTTTAACTTCCATGGCATATGAATGATTGGAGGAACACATGGCAGACGCGTCCGCACAATCATCATCTGGGTTTGGAATTTCGACGATCGATCTCACCTTGATCGGAACAGGTCCGTTGGTTATCCACAATTTCAACGAAAAGGCGAAACAGGAAATTCGCGACAAGCAACAGAAGGTCGCGAAAAAAGCGAAGGAAATGCGGGATCCAAACGCTGAGTTTTTGCTCAATCGCTACGTTGACGAGCAAGGACGCGAATGCGTGCCCATCACGGCCATCAAGAAAAGCATGGTCTCCGCTGGAACCGCGATGGACAACCTCACGAAGGTCGGAATTCGACAAGCGCTTTTCGTCGATAGCGTCCTAAGCCCAGGAGCGTCATTGGTTCCAATCGAGACCATCGATGGCAAGCTAGCCATCGGGATCATGCGCGAAGATGCGGTCACAATCGGGATCAACACGCGCGGTCTGGCCTATCGTCCCGAATACAAGAACTGGAAAATCAGGGTGCGCGTGGAATACAACCCGCGCCTTGTTTCACGGGCTCAATTGCTTGAACTGGCAGCCGCTGCTGGGTGGGGGGTCGGAATTTGCGAGGGGCGCCCAGAGAAGACGTCGGCTCTTGGATGGGGCAGATTCAAAGTCTCCGAGTAACTGATGGCAAGGCAGGCCCGGCGAGGCGAGGCAAGGCACGGCCAGGCATGGCGGGGCAGGCATGGC